CTTGAGGTTTGAACAGTACCATAGTTACCAGTTACTGTATCTCTACCTACTCTGAATTCCAATGAACTACCATCAGTATAGAAATAAGTACCATTATCATTTGCGTGTCTAATTGCCCAACTTCCACCAGCATCTAATAAACCAATTTCGTTTGAATTAGTTGCGTATAGATAACCCCTAACAGAGTTACCAGAAGTTGTTAACATAATTTGTGATGTAGAAGAACTACCAGAATATAATCTAAATCTAGATGATGAATCAGAATACCAATGCATTCCAGTTGCTTGGTTATATAAACCTTCACCACTATTATCGTTTCTGAACCAGTTTCTTGCGTAGATTTCAGTTGCTCTTAAACCACTATTAAAGTTTGAGAAAGATGCAGGGTCTACATAATATCCAGTATTGTTATAATCATAATAGATTGGTGAACGTACTTGTGAGAATGCATATACAATACCATTTGTATCTACTCTAAATCTTTCAGCTGATGAACCATTCCATACTCTGAATCTTCTATTAGAATAGTAGTTTACATAAATATCATTTCCGTTATATGCATCAATATGGAAGTTACCACCCATATAAATTCTACCACTTCCATTAACCGAAGTTAGAGTAGCACCATTTTCAACTTGAATGTTATTTGTTCTAACATTTCTCATTCGAGCATCACCTTGTGAACTACCAAAGTAGTATGCGGTGTTTTCTCTTTCGTAGAAAATGTTAGCCCTTAAATCATTCATATATGAAGTAGAAGCAAAGTTACCATAGTAACCAGTATTATTTGAATCATAGAACACATCAGCTGCTAGTGATGTTTCGGTTTTATAAATGATAGAATCTCCAGAAAAATCTGATATATTAGTTACACTTGGTGATTTATTTATATATGCCCAACTTCTAGAAGGTGTACTATCAGTATAAGTTACAGCTCTAGTAGTTCTAACTCTTGCTTTTACCTGAGTGTAGTATCTTACATCTACATAAACAGGTACATATCTAATATCTCCACTAATTGTTACAGGTGAACCAATCGTTACTCTAAAATGATTGTTACCATAGACATTAGCATCAACTAATCTTACTTGATATGCGTTATAATATCCCCAAAATACTTGGTATGTCTTTTTAGAACCTCTACCATAATATTGTTCGTGTAATTCTACTTCAAATGTACCAGTACCATTCCAATCGTTCCAATCCATTGAAATCCTAGCAATTTCAAATCTACGAGCTTGAGTACCACTTGCACTTAATGTTGAGTTGATAGCTATTGTTTTATGAACATCTATTTCATAATCATCACCTAAATCAACAGTACCATTTAAGTTTAATGTACCTTGTACAGTTAAGTTATTAAGATTAGTAAGTGAATTAGGGTCAACATAATATCCACTATCATTGTAATCATACATTATAGGTGTTCTAACTCTTGCGTTAAAACTACCTACTTCGGCTGAAAGTTGTGCGTTTCTAGCTCCAGTATCACCATAGAATGTAAATTCTGCACCAGTTCCATCAGGATTAGAATCAGATACTCTAATTTCAGCATCAAATGATGTATTGATGAATCCGATTCTATTACCTGCTAAGGTAAGAGTATTCATATGAGATTGACCTGCTGGATTTACATAATATCCAGTATTATTGTAATCATAGAATTGAGTACCTCTAACATCAGAACTAAATACTGCTCTACTTGAGATTGCTGCTCTAAATGAACCATTATTGATAATCAATAAACCATGGTCATTTAAGTTGTTAGCTCCACCTAATGAACCTGCGTTTGGATGAGACCAATATAAACCATATGCGTTATTTGTAGCATTACCATCTTGTGCGATAGAATACTGGTCATCCATATTAAAGATAGTTTGTAATCTTGTAGATGTATATGTACCAGTGATACCAATACCATAATTAGTCATTCTTATAGTATCGTATATTTCAATTTCGTTTACTCTTGATGTACCATTCGGATTTAGATATCTTGATGTAGTATCTTTATCATAGAATATAGATGCTCTAACATCACCCTGTCTTAATTCAGTACCACCATTAATGTACATCATCTTGTTGGTATAGAATGAACCTCTATCGGTGTACATATGAAGATGTGAAGTATTCATTGCTCCAAAATCAACATATCCACTATTTGATTGTATTCTTAATGCGTTACTATCACCACCTTCAATGTATGGATATCTTTGGTCAGTTAAGTTATGAACATATGAAGCATTATTAGTATAACTACCATGTAATCTTAATCTACCAAGACTCTGCTCTGATTTGTAAAGTTTTAATCCACAATAATGAGTTACACCCACATTTGATGAATAATTAAAAAGAAGTACTGGTCTAGCGTATTGAGCATCTGCATGGAATCCTGTACCTTTTATTTTTCCAGTTACTTTATACCAACCATTTGTATTAGAGTTAGTATCAAATTGATTTCCACCAGAACCCCAATATCTTTTAGAGTTACCATATGATGATTTATTTCTATCATACATTGTCCAACCCATATATAATCTTTGGTTGCTATCACCACCATCAATTACTTTAACCCAAACTTCAAAAGTATATTGAGATTCTTTATCAATCTTAATATATCTACCATCATCAAATCCTAAATAACCAGTAACTTTAAATGCTCCTTCTGCCGGTGCAGTACTATCATCTACTTTAGTTACCTTAGTTGATGTTGTACCAAGTTGTGCTCTTACTTCAGCATCAGTCATTGAATCAGTAATATTGTAGAATGAACCATTCTCAATATTTGCTACATAATTTTCAAGATTACCACCAGTAAGAACGTTGTATCCACCAACAGTTAATCCGTTAAATACAGAAGTTCCAGCAGGATTTGCGTAATAGTTTGTATCATTTCTATCATACATTATAGGAACATCAAGTCTAGAATTAATCAGAACTTGTCCATCTCCTCTAATGATTTGATTCCATGTACCACCTAAACCACCATCTCTGAATGAAATATCTTCACCACCTGATGTTGCTATAATTAAATGAGCATCGTTTGTATCAGTTGCTTGAAGATATCCTCTTTGATTTCCAGCTGATGTGTATAAATAAATTGGTGCTCCACTTTCTAATCTTAACTGATTATTAATTTCAGTACGATACATTTGTGTAGTACCATCTCCATGAAAGTAATATCCACTATTATTTGAATCATAGAAAATAGGTGCTCTGGATGATGCGGATGACCAACTATTACCTGATGTATCTACTCTGAATCTAAATGTAGTACCTTGAGTAAATTGTAAATTACCCGATGAATTACTCATATTATCAGGAGATTCATAGATTCTCCAATCATTACCATTTAACCATTGGATACCTTCACTAGCACCAGGATCATTTATTGTAATATGATTAACATTACTTAAAGTACCATTATTCATATTGATATTCAACATCGAAGATGTTCCAGCTGGGTCTACATATCTTCCCGTATTATTTGTATCATAAAAGATTGGTGCACGAACACTATCATTAAATTGTCCTAAACCAGCAGCTGAGATACTAGCAGCATTACCACTACCCACTCTTCTGAATATCCAACCTCTATTAGAAGTGTTACTCATTGTAAAGTATGTAGCCCAATCACCAGTTACACCACCATGTGTTCCTAAACTTGTACCTGTGAATAAAATACCATAAGTAGGTTCACCTGCTGAATATCCTCCATATAAAGATATACCATCTCTTGTTCCACTACTACTATTGTTTATACCAAAGTGATTAACATTGAGATTATTTAAATTTGATGTAGATGCGAAATCACCATAATATCCAGTATCATTTACATCATTAAATCTACTAGCCCAAAATTCACCAGTTGAATAAAGAATTTTATTATTTCTTACTCTTAGGTAAGTACCATCGGTCATATACCAACCACCACCCCATCCGAATCCAAGTTCTTCATCTTTAAGGAATGTTGATGTACCTCTACCAATTACAATAGCATCGTTATTATTTTTTAACTGAATTGAACCATCGATATGTAGTACATTATTAGTATTTGAACCTACTATTGGAGTATTATCGTTTATAGTATATGTTGGTGATGCATCTCCAACAATTAATTGTCCTTCAGTATATGTTTGAGTACTCGAATCCCCTAATTCTACTTTATCTGGGTCAGTACCTTCATCCATTCTTATGATATTTCTACCACCAGCTACTAATTGTAAATCATCTCCTCTAAATCTAACATAAGTGTTATCATCACCATTATGTCTAATATATTCGTTTACTCTTAACTGAGAGAATACTACTGAATCGGATGTACGAACATTTTGATTCATTGCGTACAATTCGTTTGCACCATGACCAGTATTTACAGTTGCGAATGTTACTGCGTCAGTTGTACGAACATTTTGATTCATTAGATAAACCTCAGTTGTACCTTGTCCAGTGTTGATATTTGCAGCAGTTATTGTACCATTAAAGTCTACTTGGCTATTTGCATAAGAATAGCTAAATACTTCTGTATTTGTTCCGGCTTCCCTTCTAAAGAAAGTAATTCGGTCAGAACCCTCACCACTAATAAATGCAGGTGAATTATCTCCATTATAAGAAATACCACCACCATATGTTGCAGATTGTCCTACATAAAGATAACCTGTACCTTGACCACTACCATAAGCCTCAAATCCAGCACGATATGAATCTCCTGCTAGTACTTGAATAGCAGTATTTGATTGTTTAGATGTAGTTCCTGCTACAATATTTCCAAGAGCCTCTAAATGAGAATCAGCAATCCAACTATCTCTACTTTCATTCCAAATAAATTGTTTAGTTGCTGATGAACCTCTTAAAACTTCAATACCAGCATTCTCCGATGGAGTACCTGATGTAAAGTTTGAATTAAGAGTAATAATATTATCTGCTAACTGAATAGTTTCGGTATTCACAATTGTTTGAGTACCTGTTACATTCAGATTACCTGTTATGTTTAGAGTTGTTCCATCAAAAGTAAGATTACTTTCAACAGTTCCGTTTGGTGCTGAACCATTAAGTGTAATTACACCATTATTAGTAGTACCAGTTAATGCTAATAAACCAGAAGAACCTCCACTACCAGAAGTACCACTAGAACCAGAAGAACCTGATGTTCCTCCAGAACCACTTGTACCCCCAGAACCACTTGTTCCTCCAGAGCCGGATGTACCTCCACTACCTGAAGTTCCACTACTTCCACTTGAACCAGATGTACCACCACTACCAGCAGTACCAGATGAACCAGAAGAACCTGATGTTCCTCCACTTCCCCCAGTTCCAGAAGTTCCACTACTTCCAGCTGAACCACTCGTTCCTCCACTACCTGATGTACCAGATGAACCAGATGAACCTCCACTTCCTGATGTTCCACCACTTCCACTTGTTCCACTTGAACCAGAAGAACCTGATGTTCCATCATCTCCATCTACACCTTGTTCTCCATCAGCACCAGTTGCTCCACTTGTACCTGATGAACCTCCACTACCTGCAGTACCTGATGAACCACCACTACCACTTGTTCCAGAACTTCCACTTGAACCCGATGAACCAGAAGAACCTGATGTTCCTCCACTACCACTCGTTCCACTTGAACCCGATGAACCAGATGTACCCGGCGTACCACCCTCACCAGCAGCACCATCTCTACCAGATGTACCACTACTTCCAGATGTACCAGATGAACCAGATGAACCCGATGTTCCATCTTCACCAGATGTACCACTTGAGCCGGATGAACCAGATGAACCACTTGAACCAGAAGTTCCTCCACTACCAGAAGTACCAGGTGTACCACCTTCACCAGCAGCACCATCTTCACCTGAAGAACCAGATGAACCAGATGTACCACTTGAACCAGAAGTTCCTCCACTTCCTGATGTACCATCAGTACCATCTACACCAGATGTACCATCATCACCATCAGCACCATCAACACCATCAGCTCCATCGTTACCTGATGAACCAGATGAACCACTTGAACCAGAGGTTCCACCAGAACCACTACTTCCTCCACTTCCGCTTGTTCCACCACTTCCGCTTGTTCCTCCAGAACCAGAAGTTCCACCACTTCCACTTGTTCCACCACTTCCAGATGTACCAGAAGAACCTGATGTTCCACCAGAACCACTTGTTCCACCAGAACCACTTGTTCCACCACTACCTGAGGTTCCTTCAGAACCATCAGTACCAGAACTACCACCAGAACCACTTGTCCCTCCAGAACCAGAAGTACCTGAAGAACCAGAAGTTCCTCCAGTTCCAGCAGTTCCACTTGAACCTGAAGAACCAGATGTACCTCCACTACCGGAAGTACCACTTGTACCCGATGTACCAGCAGTACCAGCTGCAGGTTCCCATCCACCAGCAGTATAACGATAAATGTTAGTATCTGAAGTGTTATAATATAATTGTCCAACTACACCACCAGAAGGTGCTGAATTAAAGACTGGAATTACTACCGAATCTTTAATTAATACTGAACCTGTAAATTGGTGTGTATCGGTTGATTCATCACCAAACACATTCGAACCCGATGCGTAAATTACTGATGATGAAATAAATGTTGTTAATAATTCTTGAGAAGTTATTCTTCCCGCTACTGATAAATTATTACCAATAGTTAAATTGTTTTGTATATCTGCTGAACCTGTTACTGTTAAATCGGTTCCTACTTGTGCAGTTGCTTTGAATATACTACTACCAGTTACGATAAGATAATCCCTTACAGTTACACCAGCTTCTACTCTTAAACCACCATCAGGTGAAATTATAGCTTCTACTGAACCTGATTTTAATCTATCTATATCACCTAATGCATCAGCTGGGATGTTGTATAATCCACCACCATCACCTCTATATATCGATGCTGACATTTCACCTTCAATATCAATATCTCCAGTTGATGTTACATTACCATCTATGTTTGTAGGTACATTTACTTCGAATGAAGTACCATTTAAAACTGATGCGGTTGCTGAACCTTCAGCTATTCTACCAATATCACCAGTAAGTGCAGTAGTTGGAATACTTTCTAATTGAGAACCATCTCCTTTGAATGAACCAGTAAAAGAACCAGTAAATGATGATGCAGTTATTCCGCTTTCAACATTCAAAGACGTATTAATATCAACCGATGAGGTTGATATGTTTAATTGTTCTACACCTTGAACATCAATCGAAAGTAAACTTTGACTGACCTGATTGATTCCGTTTGGGTTCTTTCCTCCGTATTCCATTAACCTCTATTTATGATATCTCTAATACTGATAAAATAACATCTGCTGAATTATCAACATTTGATGTTACAGTTATCGAATCACTTGCTTCTAAAACTACTTTTTGGTCACCACCAACTAAAACTGCCGATGAACCATTTGGTATAACTGCTCCTTTTACTAAATATTTAGTAACTCCAGCAGAACTATCAGTTATTTGTACATCTACATAAATATTTGTAGATATAATATTAGCTACATTTACACCAATAACAGTAGTTGCTGTAGCAGCTGGTGTTGTGTAAACACCTAAACCACCTGTTCCTGCAGGTCCTTTTATACTATTTTTAAATACATTTGCCATATCTTTATCCTAATGCTATTGAAAATGCCAACGCAGAATCTAATACATCTACACCTTCAACTGTAAATGCGTTTCCATTTGTTACATTTATTGAACCACTTATTTGAACTGAACCACTATTGATGATATTTATTCCACCATCAGTATTTTCCGTACCAACATTTAATGTCTGTCTAACAACTAAATCCGTAAATTCAGCTTGTTGAACAGTAATATCTCCAATAAATGAACCACTAAGTGAACCAGTAAACGAACCAGTAAACGAACCACTCAAATCAGCATATGCCGATGGAGCTTGTGTAATCGAACCGGAAAAACTGGGTTGGTCTATTCTCATGTGATAATTACCTTTTCTTTGATATAAATATTAAATAAATATCTTTTAACTTCTAAGAAGGTTTGTTTGGCCAAGTAATATCGTATGGGTCTGATTGTGTTGTTACATCTCTTAGTGATTGTCTGTAAGTTTGCCAATCGGTTAGTGATGAACCTGTTATTGGTGAATCTTGAAATTGTGTCCAATCTGACTCCGATAATAAAGTATTTCTCGTACTTCTTATTTCTGACCATTTGATTTCCTTTCTTTTGTTTATTGTTTCAGTATCCGCATCAGTTATTTCATATGTTTGTATATAAACCGAACCAGATAAAGTAGGTGTAACTTCAGTTACATCCTTTGTATCATCAGTATCGTACCCACTACTTTTCAACTCAACTGGATATACATTGTATGATTGTAATAAATCATTACTTATCGTTGTTGGAAAACTAATGGTAGGATTCTCATTCTTTAATATTTGAATGGAATATGGATAAATTATTGTTGAACCTGAAACTTTTAAGTACATATCTTTTTATTTAAATGTTGCTGGTATTGAACCAAAATTAGTTAAACCACTACAAAAAGCAAAACAATCAGTACCAATTGGATTTGATGTTCTTTCAAAAATCTCATCACCATTTGAATCAGTTGGAGTTACACCAGTTAATAAGTTTGATGTAGTTGCCATATTAAATGCATTTGCAAAAGTAGTAACTTGTTGGTTATTAGTAAAAAACTGACTTGGAATTCCAGCCACCTTTCTACAGTTTCTAAATACTGATTCAAAGTTTACTACTAATGCGTTATTATCAAACAAATTTGTTGGTATTGTTGTTAAATTTAACAATGCGTTAAATGTACCCGAAAATGATGTTACATTTGTATTGTTATCAAACAAACCAGATGGTATTGCTGTTAATCCTTGACAAAATACGAATGTGTTAACGAATGAAGTTACATTTGTTGAATAATCAAATAAACCATTGGGTATTATTGTAATACCAGTTTGTCTAAATGTAGAGTTAAATCTTAATACAGTATTTAATCCATCATTTAATGTTGCGTTATTAGAACCATCCGCTGGTATAGTTGTTAAATTAATACATCCATAAAAATCAATTTCTTCAAACTGAACTACTCCCCAATCATCAACTGATTTGTATAAGTTTTTGTATGATGTGTTATTACCAACACTAAAACCCGGACAATATCCACTAACTATAATTTGATAACTACCAGCAGTTGAATATGTATGAAATCTATCAGATGATGTTGTTGATGTAATTATAGAATCACTACTACCATCACCCCAACTTACTGTTATATTAGGTTGTTTTCCACCTGGCGCAGTAATAGGTAACTCAAATTGAGTATTTGTTGATGTTGTTTGTATTGTAAATTTAAAAGGTCTCACTTGTCCTGCTTCTATTGATAATAATCTTCTTGCTATACTCATAATTCATAACTCATTAACTTATGTTGTTGGCACTTAGGAATCCATAATAAGTACTCCCCCCATCATAAGTATAGAATACTAATATATCTTTTCCACCAGCCGTTAGTGTTGGTGCTGCTCCATTTGCCCATTGTATTGATGCTGGCCAACTTACAGTTGCCGTACCACCACTACTATCCTCTAACAATAATGTAAATCCAATTGCACGAGGGGCTGATGGTGCGTTTGAAAGAGCGATTGTTATACTACCTATTCTATCAATTCTAAAATTATTAGCCGTTGATAAATCTATCGTTGTACCACCAGTTGAATTTCCTATGTTATTATAATTCTCGTGGAACCTTGTAGAGAATGTTGTAGCTCCCAGAAAATCACCATCTACATCTAATTCACCACTTATTTGTACATTTCCAGTTACATCTAAATCAGCTCCATCAAATGTTAGGTTTGATTGTGCAGTTCCAGTTCCATCACCATCCATAGTAAGAACTCTATCTGCTCCATCATTTGCTACATTTAATAATCCACTTGAACCAGAAGAACCTGATGAACCCGATGAACCAGTTTCACCTGATGTACCAGAACTTCCACTTGTTCCACTTACACCACTACTACCACTACTTCCAAATAAAGTACCATCTAAACCAGATGTACCCGATGAACCATTTGAACCACCTACACCGGATGTTCCACTACTTCCACTCGAACCAGATGTTCCAGATGAACCCGATGAGCCAAATAAAGTACCATCTTGTCCAGAAGTACCAGCGGTTCCACTTGAACCACTTGAACCAGAAGAACCTGCAGTTCCTGTTGAACCACTACTTCCAGATGTACCAGATGAACCTGATGAACCGAATAAAGTACCATCTAAACCAGATGTTCCAGCAGTTCCACTTACACCACTTGAACCAGCAGTACCAGTTGAACCACTACTTCCGCTCGTACCACTACTACCACTACTTCCAAATAAAGTACCATCTTGACCTGATGTACCACTTACACCACTCGTACCAGCAGAACCACTTACACCACTCGTACCAGATGAACCTGTTTGACCCGAAGTACCATCAGAACCACTTGTACCAGAACTTCCGAAGAATGTACCATCTAATCCAGATGTACCTGAAGTACCAGAAGTTCCACTTAAACCACTCGTACCTGATGAACCACTCGTTCCATTAGTACCAGATGTACCACTACTTCCAAAGAATGTTCCATCTTGTCCAGAAGTACCACCAGTACCAGAAGAACCACCTGTTCCAGTAGTTCCTGAAGAACCACTTTGACCACTCGTACCATCAGTACCTAATCCACTTGTTCCAGATGTACCATCAGTACCAGAACTACCACTACTACCAAAGAAAGTTCCATCAACACCAGACGTACCAGAAGTTCCGCTTGAACCAGATGTTCCAGATGTTCCAGCTCCAGATGTACCAGAAGTACCTGTTGTACCACTACTACCAAAGAATGTTCCATCCTGCCCACTTGTTCCACTTGTTCCAGAAGAACCCGAAGTTCCACTCGTTCCAGCTCCAGAAGTACCTGAGGTTCCAGTTTCACCAGAAGTACCACTACTTCCGAAGAATGTTCCATCAACACCTGAAGTTCCAGATGTACCAGAAGAACCTAATCCACTTGTACCAGATGTACCAGTTTCACCTGATGTACCCGATGTACCACTACTACCGAAGAAAGTTCCATCTTGTCCGCTTGTTCCACTTGTTCCACTTGTTCCAGAACTTCCTGCTGAACCTGAAGTTCCAGCAGAACCACTACTTCCACTACTTCCGCTTGTACCACTCGTACCAGAACTTCCGAAGAAAGTTCCATCTCTACCAGTTGTACCTGATGTACCATCAGTACCATCTACACCATTAATACCAGATGAACCAGCAGTACCAGTTGAACCACTCGTTCCAGACGAACCTGATGAACCAAAGAACGTACCATCTTGTCCACTACTACCAGAACTACCACTTGTACCATCTTCACCATCTTCACCAGTTGTTCCAGAAGAGCCCGAAGTTCCACTTGAACCTGATGTACCATTAGTACCACTTGTACCACTACTACCACTACTTCCTTCTGCTGATGTACCTGATGTACCAGTTGTACCACTTGTTCCTGCTGAACCACTACTTCCGCTTGTTCCTGATGTACCACTACTTCCTTCCGCTGATGTACCAGACGAACCTGATGTTCCACTTGTTCCAGAAGTTCCACTACTTCCACTTGTTCCAGATGTACCAGCAGTTCCACTACTTCCTTCAGCTGATGTACCACTTGTTCCAGTTGTTCCAGATGAACCTGAAGTTCCACTACTTCCACTTGTTCCAGAAGTACCACTACTTCCCTCTGCGGATGTACCTGATGTACCCGCTGAACCACTTGTTCCTGCTGAACCTGAAGTTCCATTTGTACCACTTGTTCCAGAAGTTCCACTCGTTCCAGTTGAACCTGATGTTCCACTTGTCCCAGAAGAACCCGAAGTTCCGCTTGAACCTGAAGTTCCGTTTGTACCACTTGTTCCAGAAGTACCCGATGAACCAGAAGTTCCAGATGAACCTGAGGTTCCAGTTGTTCCACTCGAACCAGAAGTACCAGCGGTTCCACCACTACCAGACGTACCACTTGTTCCAGAAGTTCCGCTTGTTCCACTTGTTCCACTTGTGCCCGAAGTACCACTACTTCCACTTGTACCAGATGAACCTGATGTTCCGTTTGTACCAGAAGTACCCGAAGTACCAGCTGAACCACTACTACCTCTTTCTCCACTTGTTCCGCTTGTACCAGAAGTTCCACTTGTACCATTTGTACCAGTTGAACCACTACTACCACTACTACCACTCGTACCAGAAGTACCAGCTGAACCTGATGAACCTTCTTCACCATCTGCTCCACTTGTTCCACTTGAACCAGAAGAACCACTGCTTCCGCTTGAACCAGAACTACCCGAAGAACCACTACTTCCACTTGTTCCAGATGTACCACTCGTTCCAGAAGAACCCGATGTACCAGAAGAACCACTACTTCCACTACTTCCACTTGAACCAGAAGAACCTGATGTACCTCCACTACCAGAAGAACCACTACTTCCGCTTGTTCCAGAAGAACCTGAAGTTCCGCTTGAACCAGATGAACCAGAAGAACCTGATGAACCTCCAGTTCCAGATGAACCAGAAGAACCTGATGTTCCAGAAGTTCCAGAAGTTCCGTACTTATCTACTATTTGAATAGTACCAATCATTGAGGAGTGTGAAGCACATTGATAAACTATACTATCAGGTGCATCCTCCGGTACTCTATATTTTACTAATACTGATGTTGAATGATTTCCATTTGTTGGGTCATTGTTTGTTGTGCCCGGAACTGTGTTTGTATTTCCATCTGATAATCTTAGTGCAAATGGATGAGATGAAGCAACATCACTTACATCGAAATAGAAAAGTTCTCCCCTTACTAATGTAATTGTTGGGAAATCTCCAGTATATCCAGAAAAACTATAAGCAAATCCAGCATTTTCTACAACAAATAATCTTCCACCTTCTCTACCAGATGAACCCGATGTTCCACTTGTTCCAGAAGTTCCACCACTACCTGATGAACCAGATGTTCCACTCGTTCCACTCGTTCCAGAAGAACCTGAAGAACCTGAAGAACCAGCTGAACCAGATGTTCCAGACGTTCCACTTGAACCAGAAGAACCTCCACTACCAGATGTACCACTTGAACCACTACTTCCACTCGTACCACTACTTCCGCTTGTACCAGATGTTCCACTACTTCCACTCGTACCAGATGTACCAGCTGAACCTGATGAACCAGATGTACCTGAAGTTCCACTCGTTCCAGTTGTACCGCTTGTTCCACTACTTCCAGAAGTCCCAGATGAACCTGAAGTTCCACTCGTTCCACTCGTTCCAGCTGAACCAGATGAACCACTTGTACCAGAAGTACCTGATGTACCTGCTGAACCACTACTTCCAGATGAACCACCAGTCCCAGAAGTACCACCAGTTCCAGAAGTACCACTAACTGCAGTTACATCTCTTTTTTCTATTCTATTTGTAGTTTCATTTATTACTAATACTGTATCTGAACTACCTGTTTCTAATCCTATTAACTCAGTACTTCCCGTTACTACTAAACTACCACTTACTTCAAATCTTCCAACAAATGAACCAGTACCATTATTTGGTAAGAAATTTTCTCCTACAAAATCACCAGCATTTAGAGCGAATGAAGCAGTTGCCGCATAAGATGCTGAAAGTACAGTCATCGATGCGGTTTGATTATTTCTTACATAATCTTCAGCAGATACAGCGTTTATAGCATAAGATGCTGATTCAGCGTATGATGCTGAAAGTACAGTCATCGATGCCGTTTGGTCAGTTCTTACAAAATTATCAGTATTAAAATCACCAGCGTTTACTGCGAATGAAGCAGTTTCAGCATATGATGCTGAAAGAACTGTCATAGATGCAGTTTGGTTATTCTTTATATATTGAGATAAGTTACCTAACTCAGCAAGTGATGCTGAATCAAATCCTACTAATGATGATGCCGTTCCAGCGTTTTCTGCAAATAATGCATAAGATGCTGAATTAACTAAACCTACCACATCATCACCTTCTACAAATCCTGCTAATCTACCACCAGTACCAATTACTGCTTGTCCACTTGTTAATCCACTAAATGTTACTCTAACCGATGAACTATCAATTGATTCGATTGCTTGTGGAATAATCTGTCCATTTGAACCAGTTTCATAAATTTGAACTACTGGATAATCAATAGCAAAATTGTGTTGGAATGTTACCTGAGTTACATCTGAGAATGGGAATACAGCAGTATCACCAAATTGTGTTACAGGTCTAAATTTATTTGCAGCTGCATCAAATACTAAAATATCTAAATCATCAGGTACATCTATACCAACATTTTCACCCTGATATGAACCTACAAATGATGATGTAATTCTTGGTGAGAATATTTCATCAGTTACAGTTATCTTAGATGCACTTACATCATTTTGGAAATTAACTTCTCCGAAGAATGTTGAACCACTAGCAATCGATGTTACTACAAACCCATCATCAGGATTCGTAGATGCAGTTACTGAACCACTAAGAATTCTACTTTGGTCTAATCCAACAATAGCATCAGCTGGTATATTAAATAATCCTTCACCACTACCACTAAAGAATCCACTTCCAGATGGTATAGTTACACTTCCACTAATATTAAGTGAACCAGTAAATTTAGAACCATATGTTGGTGAGAAAACTCTAAATCCTTCATTTGGTTCAACAGAAGCACTTACACCACCACTAATGATTAATGGTAATTGTAAATCTTGTAATGCATCAGCTGGTATATTAAATAATCCACCACCATCACCAACGAATAATGTACCACTAATTTGTGTATTAGCAAAAAATCCTTTATTTGGTGAAATTGATGCAGTTGCTGAACCCGATACTATTCTATCTAATTCTAAATCTTCAATCGCATCTAATGGAATATTAAATAATCCACCACCATCACCACGATATAGAGATGCTGTTATTGATTGAGAAACTTCTAATGAACCACTAATTTCTACTTTAACTGAACCAGACCTAAGTGTTGGGTCTAAGTTTTCTACTCTAAAGAAACCTAATGGGTCAACTGATGCAGTTACCGAACCAGTAAATATTTTTGATGAATCAATTGCTAAGTTAGCAATATCAATGTTTGTAATTCCACTACCATCACCAGTAATAATTCCACCTACATCTAATGATTCCGATATATTAACCGAACCACTAAAAGATGAATCTACACTTGTACTTATATTGTTATTAAATACTTTAAATTCAGTTTCATCTAACGATGCCGTTGCTGAACCACTTTCTAATACGTTTAATGTAAGTGCTAAATTAGCTATATCGATATCAGTTAAACCACTACCATCACCAACAAATCTACCACCACCACCAACAGTTATTGAACCAGATGTTACAATAGAACCAGTAAATTCTGAACCACTTTGGGGTGCAGTTACTACAAACGTATCACCACTTGCAACCGATGCCGTTGCAGAACCACTTGAGATAAGAGGTGCAGCTGCCGCTTGTACATTTTCTAAGTTTGAACCATCTCCGAAATAAACACCAGTATATGAACCACTAAATGAACCACTTAGTACTAAATTATCACTTCTATTTTCAAACCTATTTGATGATGATGAAAATACTATAATATCATTATTAGATGCCGATACTATTTGTACATCATGTAAATCTTCTAAGTGATTACCTAATTGTGGTCTTACTAAAAGTTGTATGTTATCACCATTTACTCTTTCAACAAGTGCTATTGTTGATTTTAAATTAGGTGCTTCAGGTTTTACATTTGTCATACCACCAGCCCTTTGTGGGTCTGGATATAGTATATCTCCCTCACTCCAAGTTGAACCAGTATATTTTAACCCAGCATCTTCTAATAAGTCTACCTTTACATCCCTAACCATACCAAACCAAGTAGCAAATCCTTCTTGATTATTATCTATATTTTCGGTTAGTACACCAATTAATAAATCAGAATCATAAGTACCATCTGAGATAGATTTAATAACTCTAATTCTTTGACCTTGTGATGGATTGTTTGGGTCAACCATTACCAATGTACCATTGATTAGATTTTCACCAGCTTTATTTACTACCTTTGGATAATATAATTCCTGTCCGATTTGTAATGAAGCAGAACCTCCACTCATTCCTAAATCCAAAGTACCATCGGTTTCATTCCACTTTAATCTACCTGGTTGAGATGGGAATGTGTTTTCACCAGTAACAAAATCTATAACCGATGAAGTTAAATAAGATGATGTTATAAATGGTGATGATATTTTTTCTGCAGATGAAATACTACTTACATCTAATGTTCCAGTTATTTCAGTATTACCATTTATAATATTTTGTGAAATTGTTGGAACTTCTTCTAATATTTTTATAGAAGAACCATAAGATGCTGATGGAGTTGAAAAATAATATAATCTTTTTGGTGTATTATCAGTAACTTCTAATTTTAAAAATGCACCACTATTACCAGCAGTTCCATTTGTTGTTACACCAGTTGTATATTGAGTACCAGTGTTATGGGAACCATCTACCGTTTGAGATAATTTTATTGGATTATTTGCGTTAGAAGAATCTGATATATCAAAGTGATATGTAAGTCCATTTAAGAATTTTAATGGTTGCTTTAAATTACCATTTATTGCAAATCCGTTCTGCCCAATAGTTACTGATTGAGTAATTGGAAGAGTTTCTAATTCAATTACCGAAGTAGATACATATAATCCACCCGTTACATTTAAATCACCTTCAATAGATGATGTTGTATTTACTTTGAATCCAAATTCAGGATCTGTTGATGCGGTTACACTACCACTTGCGATAAATGATAACTCTTCTACATCTTCTGCTAATGCTGAAAGAGGTATATCAAATAAATCTCTACCACTACCACTAAATGAACCACTAAATTGAGTACCTCTAACAATATTTGTATCAATATCACCAGTTGTTGTTATTGAACCACTTGTGAAAATTGAACCAGTTACAACAACTGTATCATTTATTATAGTTTCACTAATTGGATAACTAAGTACTTTTCTGATTTCCCCACCCATACCAGAGTGATTCAAACAATAATAGTATAATGTATCAGGTGTATTAAAGTTTATTGCTATTGTAACTTGTGAACCATTTGTACCAGCAGATATACTACCAGTATCTACACTACCAGTAAATGGAACACCACCAGCGTGTGTACCATTATCAGTTGTTGAAAATCTTATTTCATGTGTAGCGTTTGTAGAATCTGATTGATTGAATGTGTATGTACTACCACTTACCAAATAAAGTAATGGTTGTCTCTTTCCATCTATTTCATATTTGTTACCATCATCAGTTCCAATAACTTTTACAATTTTTTCTAAATTATCAGGTCCCCAAGAAGTTGATGCTGATACTATTAAACTACCACTTGTAGTTATACTATCATCGAACCTACCAGTTGAATTTACTTCAAATCCTCTATTAGGGTCAACCGATGCAGTTACCGAACCACTAACAATTCTAAATGCTTCTTCAGTAATTGCTGATAATGGAATATTGAATAATGATTCACCACTACCACTAAAGATAGATGCTGATACAACTCCACTTACATCGATATCACCATCGATAGATGCAGATGTATTTACAATCAATCCTAAATTTGGAGAAATAGAAGCACTAACTGAACCACTTGATATTCTTGGAGAATCTTCTGAAAGTGCCGATTGTGGGATATTAAATAAGTTTTCACCACTACCACTAAAAGATGAACCCGATGTAAGTGTTACACTTCCACTAATTTGTATAGAACCACTAAATGTTGAACCACTCTCAGTAGATTCTACTACAAATCCAAAATTTGGAGAAACTGATGCCGTTACTGAACCACTTGATATTAATGGTGCATCTTCCGAAAGTGCCGATTGTGGTATGTTAAATAGTTCTGAACCATCACCAACGAATCCACTGGATGATATCTTCGCACTTGCCGTTACATTCCCAAATATTTGAGTTTCACCAAATAATTTTTGAGTATCAGTATTTGAATCATCACCAAATATGTTTGAGCCAGTAGATATTACTATGGATGATGAAATAAAGTTTACAAAAATTTCTTCAGCTGTTATTCTACCACTAACTGATAAATCTCCTTCAATAGAAGATGATGTATTTACTACAAATCCTAAATTAGGTGAAATAGATGCGGTTGCTGAACCACTTGCTATTCGTGTAGCATCTTCAGAAAGTGCTGATTGGGGAATGTTATTAAGTTGTGAACCATCTCCAGCTACAGAACCACTTAATGACCCAGTGAATTCATCAGCTATGATTTTTGGAACATCTAATGATTCTGATATAGAAACACTTCCACTAAATTCTGATTTTATAGAACCAGTTCCAAATACTTTAAATATACCTTCAGTTGAAACGGAAGCACTTACCGAACCAGTTGTAATTAAGTTCGATAATAACGCATCTTCAACTAAAGCTGAACGAGGGATGTTAAATAATCCTTCACCACTACCACTAAAGAATCCACTTCCAGATGGTATTTCAATATCTCCTATAAAGATAGAACCACTTTCATCAGAAGTTACTTTAAATACACTATCTTCAGTTGATGCAGTTACACTACCACTTGCTATAAATACAGCTTCTCTTGTTACTAAAGCTTCAATTGCTTCTTGTGCATCATTAGAAAGTGCTGAGAATGGTATATCAAATAAATCCTCACCACTACCACTATATTTTGAACCACTATTTAATTGAACTGCTCCACTAACAAATACCGAACCACTTAATTCAGTTGTTACTGAACCTGTTGATTGTACTCTAAAGAAACCATCAGTTGAAACCGATGCGGTTACTGAACCAGTAGATATTAAGTTTGAAATAAGTGCATCATCCGTTAATGCAGTTCTTGGTATATTAAATAATTTTTCACCACTACCACTAAAGAATGAACCACTACTTAAAAATACAGAACCTGTAAAAGTAGAACCACTTAATTCTGATTCTACAACTAATCCAAAGTTTGGAGAAACTGATGCGGTTACTGAACCACTTCTAATATTATTTGTAATAAG